ACGGAGAGGGTTCCAGGGAATACAACGTTCGAACATTTGTTCTAGACGATCTAGGCAAGGAGCACAGAACAACCACCGGTTGGGCAGAAAACACATTTGATGCTTTACTACGTTCTAGATTCAACGCTGGATTTCCAACTATTGTAACTACTAATGTTCCATTAAAGAGTTGGGGCACGGTGTATGGCGAAGCTATGGGTAGTTTTGCGTACGAAGCTTTCATTCCAATTGACATAATAGCGAGAGGGGATCGACGCAGATGAGGACATCAATGAGTTACTGGCAAGCAACACAACTGTTTCTTTCCGACACCGGAGTTCATGAAGTAGAGGTTAATGTTTCTTCTTCTAAGCTTCGTTGTGATTGTAACGGTTATGGTTCACGTAGTTCTTGCAAGCACGTTCGCTTTGTTCGTTCTCGTATGGACGACAATGGCGGTATTTACCCAACAGAGATTTCAAACAAGGCATCTAAACTTGACGCTGCTGTAGCAAGTAAAGATCCAACTGCCTTTAGACAACTTTTAATTAACTACGGTAAGATCGAAGTACTGTAGGTATGCGTGGGGGCGATATATCTAATGAGGTTCCTCAAAGAGTTGTAGTAACTTTAGACTGCATTCTTGATAGACGCCCCACAGTTAAAAAAGTTTTGGGGATTTCAGTCTTTAATGAGGAGAGCACCTACAACCGTCAGTCTTTATCTCTATTTTGGAGGTTTGCTGAAAAGCATGGGTACTCATTAGAATTAGTTGGCTTTGGGTACACAAAAAAAGAAATGAAAGAAGTACTTGAAGACCTTGACAATCTAGGTACTAATCCATTTAACTATGCCAATGCGTACCCAGTAGTAGCAGATTTGATAGCAGAACTTCCTTACCGTCCAGAACTCAAAGGAGTTGTGGATATCCCTTCTAGGGGTCTAAGGTACGGCAGTAAGTATTTAGAGATGGGGAGGCTATAAGTGGCAGCTGATAATGAAGTCAGGTTACTCTCCCGAGCAATAAGAACTAGAGACATTACTCCACTCCTTGAATCCGGAGTTTCTGATGACTGGTTCTTTGTTGATGAAAACAAACAGGTGTGGAGATTCCTACGTCAACACTGGACTAAGTATCAGGAAGTTCCTACAGCAGTAACTGTTTTAGATAACTTCCCTACCTATCGTTTACTAGCTGTAGATGACACTCTTGAGTACCTAGTAGATCAGCTTGTAGAGTATAGAAAACGTCAGCATGCGATCACTGTTGTACAAGATGCGTCAGAAGCAATTGCTAGCGGAGATCACAATGCCGCTATTACCGTACTTAGCCAAGGTGTTGCTAAGTTAATCGACGAGGGCGTACGTGAGTCCGGTGACATCGACCTAACAGATAACGCTACTAAACGTTTTGAAGATTACACAAATATTAAGACACGTCCTAATGGTTTATTGGGATTTGCAACAGGTTTTAAAACTATTGATGAGGCAACTGCTGGTCTACAACCAGGGCAGCTAGTAACAATCATTGCACCACCTAAGACAGGTAAGTCAGTTCTTGCAATGCAAATGGCAGTAAACGTACATCGTGACGGATTTGTTCCTATGTTCCAATCTTTTGAGATGACCAACTTAGAGCAGCAACAACGGCACGATTCGATGCGTGCCCGTATTGCACACTCTCGGCTCATTCGCGGGGCCCTGACTAAAGCTGAAGAAGATCGTTACATGGATGAGTTGAAAGCCATGGAAACAATGCATAAGTTTTATTTAACGGACTCCGTATCTGCAATGACTGTTACAGGTCTTGCTGCAAAGATCGATAAGATTCGTCCAGACATCGTATTTGTAGATGGTGTGTATTTGATGACTGATGAGGTTACTGGTGAGTCCAACAGCCCTCAAGCATTGACTAACATAACTAGAAATCTAAAGCACTTAGCTATGGCTAAGAAACTTCCTATAGTTATTTCAACTCAGGTCTTGTTATGGAAGATGAAGAAACGTCAGGTATCTGCGGATGCAATTGGTTATTCATCTTCTTTCTACCAAGACTCCGATGTAATTTTAGGTCTTCAAAAACAAGACGAGGAAGACGATACTTCTCGTGAACTACGTATAGTTGCAAGCCGTAACTGCGGACCGGCTACGAGTGATCTGCTATGGGACTGGGAAGAGGGGAAGTTCGAAGAGTATGGCTCTCTATTTGGAATCAGTACCGTTTGATGGAACTCAAGCTTGCACAAGCGTGGATCCAGAGATTTTCTTTCCAGAAGATTACGACGATAGGCGTGTAACTGCAGAGGCTAAGACTATTTGCCAAAGTTGTCCGCTAACTTTAGAGTGTCTTAAGTATGCAGTTAGCGATGCTAGTCTTGACGGTATCTGGGGCGGTACGACCCCTAGAGAACGTAAAAATATGCGTCGTAGAAAACGGGTGTTAGTGTGAGCTTTGATCTAAGAAATAAAGAGTTTCCTACTCACGTGTGCGTGTGTGGATCTCAGCTTTGGAATGTCAAGTGTATGTTTCAGGATTACGAGATTTCTATGTACATGTTAGACATGGAGTGTTTTTCGTGTGGGGCTCTGGCAACAGCTCCAACACTTGTAGATATGCCAGAAGATTATGTGATGATGGACGATAGACCAAAGGAGGAATACAATGAAGAAGAGTAAGAAAGAAGAAGACTTACGAGCTCACGGTTATATGACTCCGGGAGAGTTTGTTGACGCATTGGTTCCAGGATTAAAAGAATATCTAAAGCACAACTGGGGGTGTAAACCAGATGAGCTTTATCACCCAGAAGATCTATTTTCTAATGCAGAGATTTATATTGAGGTGGCTCGTCATGTAGCCGGAGATTTTATAGTCGTACCAAAAAGGGGTTAAATGTATCGTGAGGGCGATGTACAGCAGGCCTTGCTACGTCTTGGTGTTCTAACAGAACCGCGTAACCGAGAGTTGCAAGGTTACTGCCCTATGCATCTAGAGCGTGTCGGCAGAGAAGACCACAACCCTTCGTGGTCTATGAACTCTGAAACTGGTGTCCACCACTGCTTCTCCTGTGGATACAAGGGCACGCTCTTAACCCTTGTTGCAGAAGTTCAAGAACTTAAAACTCCTTGGGACCGTTTAGATTTAGATGCAGCTAAGGAATGGCTTCGTGCAAATGTTGAAGTTGATTTTGAACAGCTAAGCAAACAACTAGAGGAGTTGCGAGAGTCATACGTATTCCTACCTAAACCGGTTGAGATGAGCGAGGCCCGTCTTGCAGTCTTTGATGAGGTTCCAGACTGGGCGTTAGAGGCTAGAGGAGTAACTAAAGAAGCTTGCCAATTGTACGGAGTTGTCTGGGACCGTCGTCAAGAGGCTTGGATTACTCCCATTAGAAGTGCGGATACAGGCAAACTTCTTGGTTGGCAAGAAAAGGGTCAGAGCAACAGAGTCTTTAGAAATAGACCTACCGGAGTAAAGAAATCCACAACCTTATTTGGTTTAGATGCGTTTGTTTCTAATACTATGGTGATAGTTGAGTCCCCTTTAGATGCTGTAAAACTTAGCTATTTAAAGTTGAGTCAGGGCGTATCAACCTTTGGTGCAAGCGTTAGCTCAGAACAAGTTGCCCTATTTCGTAAAGCTGAGAAGTTGATCTTTGCGTTTGATAACCCTAATATTGATAAGGCGGGGGAAAAAGCGTCTAAAGAGATGTTTGCTCTAAGTAAGGAACTAGGATTTGAATGTTGGTTCTTTAACTATTCATCAAGCGGGGTAAAAGATATAGGAGACATGACATATGAGCAGATTGAGTACGGGCTTAGTAAGGCCAAGCACTGCGTATTTGGTGAAAAAGCAATCTACGGAGATTGAGCGGGAGATTAGAGCTCGCATTATTGATGAGGTAGCTCACGTAAATGAGTTCTACCGTAATGGGAGTCCTAAGTCAGCCACTGCTATACTTGTAGAGGTAATGGCTATCATAAGGGGTAATTAGTGACATTCACCGGAACTCTTCTTCCGTATCAACCAGAGGCTGTGAACGCAATGTGCGAACGTGGCAAGATGTTAGTTGCATACGATTTAGGGTTGGGTAAAACAGTTTTAACTATTGCAGCCTTAGAACGACTTATGGATGAGGGTTTAATAACAGAGCCTGGTATTATTATCTGTCTTTCAAGCTTGAAGTATCAGTGGGCAGATCAGATAAGGAAATTTACAAATGAATCTTCAACACCTTTGGTCATTGACGGAACGCCGAAACAACGACTCGAACAGTATCGAGAAGCCTTTGACTGGGGGCATACGCTCGTTGATTATGTCATTATTAACTACGAGCAAGTTGTTAACGACTGGGAGTATGTACGACAGCTCCCTACAGGATTCATTGTCTGCGATGAAGCAACCGCAATCAAAAGTTTCAGATCAAAACGATCCAAATATGTAAAGAAACTAAAGAGCGACTATAAGTTTGCTCTTACCGGAACCCCAGTAGAAAATGGAAAACCGGAAGAATTGTACTCAATTATGCAGTTTGTAGATAATAGTCTTCTTGGTCGTTTTGATTTATTTGATCAAACTTTTATTGTACGTAATAGGTTTGGTGGAGTAGATCGTTATCGTAATCTCCCCTTATTAAATAAAACTTTATCAGCTGCTTGCGTACGTAAGCGTCAAACAGACCCAGATGTCGCCCCCTATTTGCCAGAGACCATCTTTGCAGAGCCAATTTTAATTCAGTTTGATCCTGCTGGATCTAAGCTTTATAAGAGTGTAGCAAATGAGATTTTGACTGATCTTGAAGAAGCAATGGAATCTTATGGAACTAACTTTGATATTTTTTCTCATTACGGTCAAGCTAATTCGTTTGATGGTGCAGACGCTTTACGTGGAAAAATTATGTCTAAACTAACTGCGTTAAGAATGCTTTGCGACCATCCAGAGCTTTTACAATTTTCTGCAGAATCTTCGGGGTATGTGGCGGAGTTAAAAAACACTGGTCGTTTAGATAAAGTAAACAAATCTCCTAAGTTATCAGCATTAAAGGAGTATGTTGATAACTTCTTAAGCGAGTATGAAGGCAATAAAATTGTTATATTTACCAGTTACGTCCACATGGTAGATATTATGCGGGATGCCTTAGTTATGAATTGGGGCAGCACTCCGTATACAGGAGAAATGAATGCAAAGGATAAAGAAGAGTCTAAACTTAGGTTTCAGACTGATCCTGATGTTCGCATCCTTGTTAGTTCTGATGCTGGTGGCTACGGTGTGGATTTGCCTCAGGCTAATTTACTCATTAACTACGACCTTCCGTGGAATGCTGGTCTCGCGGTACAGCGCAACGGTAGAATTCGTAGGGCGTCGTCTACATGGAAGTCTATAGTTATTCAAGATTTCTTAATGGAAGGTTCTATTGAAGAGCGCCAACACACCATGCTTCAGCAAAAAATAGCCATAGCTAATGCTGTTGTAGACGGTGAAGGTATAGATGAAAAGGGTGGGGTCGCACTAACTGCCGGTTCACTTAAGGCTTTCTTACACAATATTACGGTTTAAACTAGTCAAATGCCTAACGCACCTAAGACTCCAA